TTACCCTCATTACTTTCTTCTAAAGACTTTATCTTACGAGCAGTTCTTTTTTTCTTTCTCTCGCTCATCTGCCGGAAACTTATATTTGCAGCGATAATCAATAGTACTGCGAGTGGGTCAAAGACAAACACTAGAATGAGAATGACACCACGAACAGCAGTATCAATATGGTCAAGTGCTTCATCTCCATACACTAACGCAGAGATATATTTCAACGGCCCAACTTCAACCTCAAAGCTATTTATCTGTAATTGGTATTCAGACTTCTCGTCAAGCAATATATCTATCTTATTTTGTGTAGTATTAACCTGTGATACGAGTCCAGCCCGTTCTTGTTCTTGTTCTTGTCGCTTTGCTAGTCCTTTTGATACTGCGCCTAGTTCTAAGTATTTGTCTAGTGCTGTGTCTAATGCGTTAAGTTGAGTTTCTGCTCGTGTAATTGTCTTGCGTTCTGACTTAATACGATTGTCTATTCTATCAACCTTAACATATAGTTCAGATGTTCCTGTGCCTTGATCTATGTGTGCTTTGGACAGATAACCAAAAATACCCATACTAGTGATAAACATGAGTACTACTACCGCCAATGTAAGATAGGATTTCAACAAGAAAGGAACTTTCTTCCAATTTTGGTATAACCAAGAGGCAGTTATTAGTTTACCAATCTCTAACATAACACCCATGATCGCTATAGACCATGCTGATGCAGAAAAGATTGCCATAAGACCAACAATAGAGTAAAATGCAGCAACCGCACTAATACCCAAAGCTGTTAATAATGTAACGATTGCTAATATCATAATACTATTTAGGTGATTTTACCTTTGACTAAACAAGCTCCTTTGGTTCTTCATATAATATTTCATCAAATTCAGTTATGTAAGAGGACGGAAGACCCATATAATAACACACATATGAACCATCAGTTCCCGCACCCATTTCTTCAGCATCAAGTAAGTACTTGACCGCAGATTTCCGATCATTACCTAATGCTTTGATACACTGTTCAAATATAACAGCCTTTGCAGTTACAATTTCCTCTTTAGCAATTTCATATGCTTGGAAAGACTCTTTAGAAAGTTTTTCTGCTTTAACAAAATTCTGTAGTTCACCGATCATACTAACTCCCACCCTGTAGATGTAAATTTATACTTATTAGTTCCAATTAAAATAAAATCATGCATAGCTGTGCTTCGGCAAGTCTTCTTAGGCCCAATGTAATTAACATCATCACTCGCATACCAAGCAGTATTAATACTGTTAGTCAATCGAAATGCAACCTCACACTTTTCCGTAGCACTGAGTCTTTTATCGACTCCAATCTTTGCAACAATTTGAGGTTCTACCTCAAACGCTGCGTGAATAACTGTAATAGTTTCTTTAAACTTTTCTTCGTATTTTTTTACTAATGCATCAGACATTAAGCAACCTTTTTCTTTTTAATTTTAGTAAACTTTCTTCTTGATTTTGAAAATGTTTTCATTGGAGAACTAAAGATTATTTCTTCTTCAGTTCCACTCTTGATATAACCAACTAAATGTCCAGCTGGATTCAATATGTAAATGTTGTTATGAACAATGTAAGGTTCATTCCATTCTGTAGTTTCTTGAAGATAAATATTCATTATACAACCTTATATTCTTTATTCCACTTACCAATATTGATGTCAGTATAATGCGAACGGTAAAAATAATCAGTCATCATATCATCATGGTTGAAGTAATTTGGCCCTTTCATTGCATCTAACAACTCGTTTAGAAACTTTCTAGCAACTCCCTTGTAATGGTCATCAATCCAATAGGTATTAACAGCTGTATAATCAGAATTATGTTTGAAGTCAATAGCACCTTCTTTGAGGTTGACAACCAAAGTACTATGATTGTTAACAGCAATAGACCCCTTCATTTTATACTTTTTAAGTATTAATTTAATAGCAGGAGCAAGTTCTTTTTTATCTTTTTGTGAAACGTAAGCCATGTTTTTCTCTCTCTTTTTTTATCTTATGTAGCCATTATACTCCATTTATGAAGCAATGTCAAGTCTTATTTCACCTTCTGGCCAAGTTAAATCAAATCTATCATCATTCAATAGTACATCACGAACACGTTCTCGGTCTATGCTATCCCAATAGGGAGTGGACTTTTCTAAAGTTAATTCATCAATATAAATGTTAGTAGCTTCAATGATTTGTTCCATAGTTGCATTCATATCGTAAAGTTGGTTTTTACCATAGAAACCATAAACATACTTAACAAATTTGTACTGTTCTATAGTAATAGCAATCTTATTAGTGGCTTGGTATAATTCTTCGTTCAATGTCATAATATATTCTCTCTCTTTTTTGATTTTGTATACCTATTATAACACAACTAGCTAGCAATGTCAAGGCACTTAGGCAAAAAAAATCCCTGTAGAAACAGGGACTTAGTAAAAACATTGAAATTAATTTGATTATTTTCGTTTTTTCTTGGCAAGTTCATTAGAAATCCATTGTTTTCCTACAGGATTTGACACTTTTGCCATTGCAAGTGACTTAATTTGCTTGTAAACAGGGGTCATTACATCTTCTTCTGTATCATTATTGTCAACAACTACGAAATTGCGTTTAAAATATTGACTAAATTTACCAATATTAGACTGCACCTCTCTCCAAGACTTAATGACCATAGACTCTGGTACACTACGAGCTCGTGCTTTGTTTCTTGCAAGTGCAGTATCCAGAGAAGTATTGACATAAATCATATGTACATCGTAACCAAGTTGTTTTAACTTTGTGGCTTCATCTGAAATCTTTGCAAAGTTTTTCCCTGTTCCATCAATAATTAAACCAAGTCTACCGTTTACATAATTTTTACCTTGAATTCCAGTAATTTTTTTTGCTTTGATACGAACATCGTCACGAGCATCGGATTCTTTATCAGGCATTTTTAAAGACAATTGAGCATCTTTCAAAAATTTCTCAAATGCAGGATCAGAGTTGACAGTCTTCAGACCTAGACCGCCAGTAGTTTGTCTTACAACATAAGACTTACCACTGCCCGGCCCACCGGCAAGAAAGAATGCTTTTAAAATATTAGGGTCATAGACACCCTCTTGCAATTCGTTAAATGAAATCATCTTTTTCTTTTGTCCTTAAATATAACTTAGGCGTACTGCGTTCGCCTCTTTGGTGGTTCTGTTGGTTTTAATTTTTCTATAGTACTCAATAAATATTTATCCGTTTCTGAAATTAGTTCAATTCTCCTATCTCTATTTACAAAGTTTAATTTACGCAATTTTGATTTAGATTTTTTCTGAGCCATTAAGGCCTCCTAATTAGATTTGGTTAAACATAACATATTTTATATGACTATAGACATCTCCTTTTAGTATGTAAGTTCTCTTATTATACCTTCTTTGCCAAGAGGTTCTCCAGATTCCGAGCTTGGAGAATAACCTATTGAAAATGAATCTTTTGCTGCTGTTAAATAAATTTCGTGTTTTTTAGTTGTTTGGTCAAAACTGTGTCTTAATGTAGTAATTAAATAAATACCAGTAAATTGTGGATCGTTTTTGTTTTTATGTGTTTTACCAACTGTTGGAACTACAATGTTTATCATATCCCCTGCAGCAATTGTAGTGTTACCTGTTATTTTTAAACTAACACTCACACCAGCTCTCAATTCCATAAATTTTGCTTGTCTTTTTAATATTGATTCGTTAATTTTATCTGGTGTATAACGATATGATAAAGTTTCATTTGTGTGTTGTGTGTCATATACACCATCTGTATTTACTGGATGCAAATGTATTCTTGAATCAGAAAAATCTCCTATAGTATTTCCTAAAGCATCAATTGAACTTGTTCCAAAAACTGGATTAGACTGTTCACCCTCAAGTCTAGGAAACTCGTTAAAATTATCAAAATGTTTGTATTCTTTAGACGAGTAAGTCTTATTATATATATTATATTCAATAGTTTTAGAACCCAACATTCCACCTTGAATGTTAGCTAACATATCATTATTTGAATTTACTTGAAAGTCTATTATTCTTAACATTTCTGTAAGTATTGATGCTTTTTTGCTTCCTTTCTCTAAGGGGCCTAGATCACTAGCAGAGTATGGGCCATGACTTGTACCTGTCATCATATGTTCTATAGTTTTAAAGTGAATGCCTTTAGTATTTTCAAAAAACATAAAATGAGGAGAGTTATATTCTTTTGATATAGCTTCAGTTGCAAGAGTAGTTATAAATTTAAAAGGATGAACATTTGGTGAAACAACTTTTCTGATACCCTGAGTTGGTTCAACAAACACATTTTTGTTGGTGTTGATGTATCGTTCGTCCTTTAATACATTAACAACAATATTACTAATATCGTCTGTGTAACTTTTTGACACTCTGGTACGTTTATCTTTTAGTGCTTCTGGTGTAGTAAAACTAAGATTTATAACTTGAGCATTAGAAGAAGCTTTGAACTTAGCAACTACTTTGTAAATACAAAATGTACTGTCAGTAAAGTCAATTTCTTGACCTTCTAAATTTGGTGTTGAAAGTTTCAATGACATAAATTCTTGACCAATGATTGGGCCATTAGCCGCGATGTTATGAACATCTAAAATGGTGATAGAACCAGATAGTGAAGTTGAAAATATACTTTCATATATGTCAATAGCTTGAACTGAGTTTTTTAAATCTAGAACACTACCAGAACTAGTTTTTATTAACAATTCTTTTACTTCATATTTTCCAGCATAATTAGTTGATACAGTGGATGCCATTAGATAACTGATTCCTTAATTAAAGCTTCATGTTCTTCTACATATTGTTCTACATATTGTGGGTCTAACAATCTAATCTGTCTAAGTTCATTCTGTGCAGACTGTTCGTATTCTATATTAGTTATAATGGTTGCATTCGTATAAAAGTCTGAGTCACCAGTATATAATGCAGAGTTTGAATATACATTTATTTTGACACTAGTATCGCCTGATGTCTGTGCCTGTTCATAGTGGTGTGTACCATTAGGGTCATCATACTTATCATTCACATACTGTAAAAATTGACTAGTCGCCATAGGCCATTGATGATATCTGTCTGTGATGTTGTTCACTGACAATATTACCCAATGCAACTCTGGGTCATCATACATTTTATCTGCAAGAGCTTCTGGAGTTTCTCCATCTTTTACATCATAGGTATCAAACAACAATGCGTTTGCTTTTGCAGTATCACGAATACCAGTTCGTCTAAGAATGTTTGTTACAACTTTAAAGTCACCTTGACCAACTGAATCATATGGAATTTTAGGAAATTTATCAAAATACATATTAGAATCCTTGCTCTGCTTTTTCTCTGGTAACTAAATCTAATTCTTTAAAACTTAAAGTCATTGATGTTTCTACTGGAACTGCATCTGCGTGAGTCTTATATTTATCTCCACCATACTTAACATCCATATTTGTAAGTACACAAGTTCCTATTTTATTCAAATTCATATTTTCCTCACCAAGATGCATATATTGAATGTCAAATGTTGCAGGAGTTGTTAGTTGCATTGAACCCGCACTTTTTATTTCTGGTAACATATACATTTTGAATGTCTTAACAATATTTTTTGCCATTTCAGCTTCTGCTGCACTTTTTGGCATCATTTTAAATTCGTATGAAAAATCTCTTTTAGGAATACCTTTAAATGCAAGTTCCATTCTAGGTGCTTTGATAAATCCTCTTTGCATTTCAAAAGCTGCGTTTGAACCAGCAAAGCCGGGAATTAAATCAATTGCTGATGTACCTCCTTTAATTATTCCATCCCCTATAGCACCTGTTTGGTCTTTGAGTGCTTCTTTAGCAGAATCCATACTTGCAGTGCCAGCTAGAATTGATTGAATTGCTTCTACTCCCATTTTTGTACCTGTACCCATTTCGGTATCTTGATAATCTGCACCATATTTTACATCAACACTTGGAGGCATGTACATACAGATAGATACTGGCATCCTTACAGTTGCTTTTCTTTTTATACTAAGAGAATTATCTTTCACTGATGCTTTTTTGGCAGGTTTGATACCTTTTAAATCAGCAAGTCTTGCAGTAACACCATTCGGATCTCTACGTTGTCTAATATCAGACTTTGTTCTGCTGAAAAAACCATCGGCTCTTTCGGTTTCAGCCATAGCTTGAGCAATTACAGGATCATCGGGTAAGATGTCCAATCCAGCTTCAAGTTTTTTGCGTGAATCTTGATAATCAAGAACTTCATCTGCTTGTTCGTTAACAAAAAATTGGATATAATGCCCCTGATTACCATTAGCACCAGTAGGGCCTTCCAAATCAAGAGGAAATGTTAAATTTTGAGTACTGTATTTACCCCCGACTGCATTAGCAAAATCATTACTAGCACCGCCTTTTTTACCACCTCGTATAGTATCTATGGCTGATTTTTTAAGAATACCAACGGCATTTTTAAAGACTCTGCCTGTTTGAGCTTCTGCAGCCCCGCGAACGGCATTATAGATATTTTTTGCCATGTATAAATACTCCTGTGATTATAACTATTTATAAGATAAGTTAATGGCATACAGTGGTAAATACCATCCAATTAACCCTAAAAAATATAAGGGTGACCCATCTAAAGTAATATATCGTTCACTTTGGGAACGTAAACTTATGGTGTATTGTGATAAGACCAAATCTGTATTAGAATGGGGTAGTGAAGAAGTCATTATTCCCTATGTATCGCCATGGGACGGAAAGGTGCATCGTTACTTTCCCGACTTTTATATGAAAGTTAAACAATCAAGTGGCAAGACCAAAAAGTTTATAATTGAAGTCAAACCAAAGTATCAGTGTAAACCTCCGGTCAAAACACCAAAACGAAAAACCAAAAGGTGGATGAGTGAAGTTAAGACTTGGGTTATCAATGAGGCAAAGTGGAAATCTGCAAATTTCTTCTGTGAAGCAAATGATATGGAATTTAAGATTTTAACTGAAGACCACCTTAACATTAAGTATAAATAGTATTATGGCTAAAAGTAAATATATTCAAAGTGTTATAGATGCAACGAAAGGACGACCAAAATCTACTGATTGGTATCGTGAAAAGATCAAAGAGTTTGGAGAGCCAGGCGCCATGGATTTAATACGAGATGGAAAGCGTAACAATAGACCTTTCTATGGACGATTGAATATGTTCTTCTATGACCCAAAATTCAAAAAGAAGTTACCTTACTACGATACATTTCCTTTGGTGTTACCAATAGAAAAATATCCAGATGGGTTTCTAGGTATTAACTTACACTATCTGCCTATGAAGTTAAGACTTCAGTTGTTAGATAGATTAGTTGATTATAGTAACAATACTAAGTTTGATGAAAGTACAAGACTTGCAGTTGATTATAGTAAACTTAAAAAGATACAAATACTTAAACCAACACTTAAACGATATCTTGCTGGACAAGTTAAGTCACAGTTCCGTAGGATAGATGCAGATGAGTTTACAGTTGCAACACTGTTACCTGTGCAGAGATTTAAGAAAGCATCAGCCTCAGAGGTTTATGCAGACAGTAGGAAAATGATCTAATGGCAGTCAACTTTAAAGGACTTCGAGATGCAGTAGCATTTGGTGCATTAAATGAATTTCTTGCAACTTTCAATAGTGGTGATGGTTATTCAAGACCAAACCGCTATGAAGTTGTGATGAAACCACCCTCTGGTACTTTGGGAAGTAATCAAGTAAGTTTATTTTCTCAACTTATGGGAGAAAAACACACAAACGACAGTAAAGCTGTTTCTTTAAGATGTGAAGCAATAGCATTTCCCGGCCGGAATATGGACACCACACCAGATTCAAATCTGTATGGCCCTGAAAGAGAACTTGTAACTGGTTACAGTTTCCCAGACATTACTGCTACATTTCAATGTTCTTCTGATATGAGAGAAAAGTTATACTTTGAAACATGGCAAGGACTTACATTTAACCAACAAGACTTTTCTCTGGGTTACTATGATGATTATACTGGTGAACTTGATATCGTTGCTTTAGACGAACAAGACAACAGAAGATATGGTGTCAGACTAAGAGAGTGTTTTCCTAAAGCTATTACTGAACAACCACTTTCATATGCAAATGGTGCTAGTTATCAAACTGTATCAATTACTTTTGCTTATCGTTTTTGGGAAAATATGGAAGATGAAGCAAATCCAGTACACAAACCTCTATTAAACAGAGTAGCAGAAAATGCTGTAAGTACTGTATCAAGGTCTATTACTGCAAACTTACCAGCAGTACTACGCCGACTATAAAATTAAAATTTAAGGATGAAAAATTATGGCATTACCAAAACTCAATACCCCAACCTATGAATTGGAATTACCCTCAACAGGTGAGATTTTAAAATACAGACCATTTTTAGTAAAAGAACAAAAACTATTACTGATAGCTCAAGAATCTGGTGAAGAAAAACAAATTGCAAACGCAATGGGAGAATTAGTTAACTCATGTACCTTTGGTAAAGTTAATGCAAAGTCTGCTCCCATGTTTGATATTGAATATTTATTTTTAAGAATTAGAGGAAAATCTGTTGGAGAAAAGGTCAAATTAAATTTGATATGTCCAGACGATGGTAAAACAACAGTTCCATATGAACTAAATCTAGAAGATGTTGAATGTCAAGTACAAGATGACCATTCAAATGAAATTCAAATTAACGAAGACATTAAGATAGTTTTTAGATACCCACTCCTAAATGATTTGCAAAATGTAAAAGCAAGTGCTGGAGATTCTGAAAAAACATTTCATTTTTTAGAATGTTGTATTGATTCAATTCACAGCGGTGATGATGTTTTTCAAAGAATAGACATAAAAGATAAGGAAATTTCAGAGTTTATTGAACAATTTACAAACGAACAGTTTGAAAAGATAACACAGTTTTTTAACACTATGCCCAAATTGCGTCATGTAGTTAAAGTGACTAATCCAAAAACAAAG